TCCCGCGCCACGCGGGACGATTACCGCGACTATGTGAGGGAATCATGACGCACCTATTCGTGAGCGACGGCGCTTTATACGATACGCGCGAGCGGGACTGGTCGCGCCGCGCCTCGGCGCTTTGGAACCGGATGCGAGAAGATTGTCCTGACCTGGACGGCCATGCGCTTCGCGCGCGCTTCCGCAAGGAATATGGCGCGGCTTTCGCCAGGAGGCACTGGGCATGAACGCGACGCATTACATTCTTTCCCTGCTAGGGCGCGACTGGACTGTTGAGACAACCCCCGAGGCGCTTCACAGCGCCTTCGTCTCGATTGTGAAGGACACAACCAACCCAGGCGTCGCCAGAACGGCGGCGCTTGCGTATCTTGATCAGGCCGACTGGCCGTATCTTGCGAGGCACGTCAATGAGTCTATTGAAAAGCGTTAAACGGGCGCACAAGAATCCGCCCCGCCCAGTGCTGGACCAGGAGCGACAGGCGATCGACTACGCTCGTTGGCTTGCGGCGCGCGATGGCGTGGCGCTGTCTGGCGATGGCCGCGTCGAATGGTCCCATGTGACGATAGGCGGCAGACGCGCGAAACGCGCGCGAGTCGTGCATTTTGGCGCGCAATCCGTCTGGATTCCTAACTGGGATTTCGTCCCAACTTGTGAGGAAACGAATGAAAACGACATATATCTTTGACGAACTTCACCTCCAAGAAGGCTGCGACGTGTTCGCCTACGGCGAGGCGGAAATCGAGTTTAGTGTCGGAAAACCGGAGCCCGACATAGGTATATTCGACCGGTATGTCGAAGACTTGTGGGTGTGTTCGATAGACGTTGGCCGCGTCTTAGACCCCTCTGAACCTCTTTTCAAACTGATCGAGGCGGCACTGTATCGTGAGACAGAAAGGATAGCTGCGGCATGTCTGGAGACGTTGTGAGCCTATTGGCAAGCCTATCGGATGAAGCTTTGCAAGCCATGGTTGACCATGGCGGCATATTTACGGAGAGGGTTAGACGTGAGCTCGATTCAAGAGATTCTAGCGCGCGAGGCGCGGGAAGCAGGGATGCGGCCGGCGCACCTCCTGGAACACGACCGGCGGCCGCATATGCTGGCAGTCCGATTCCGCGTCTACTGGTTAATGAGACAGACGGGCGCATCCTATCCACAGATAGGGAAGCTAATGAACCGGACGCACGCCACGATAATGAGCGGGGTGAAACGCTATGAGCGGGATTATCGTTCTGGTTATAATCGTGGTGCTGGAAACGATCCTGGGGTGAACCAATGACATTTGAAGAACAATACGAGGCGCTGCAATGCGTCATTCCTGACATGCCACGGAACGCGCCGGCCTATGAGGTAAACGCGCCTCTGTGGCAATTCTGGCAGACTTTGGAACCCCAGGCGCCCCGTAACCCTGTCTTTACGGAACAAGAGGTTGTTAGGCGTCTGGATTTGCTCTATATGGGACTCGGCACTTGCTGCTGAGCCTCCCTGTCACGACTTTGGCCCCGGCGCTAACCCGCCGGGGCTTTTTTCATGGCCACGACCGTGGCTCCTGGCTCTATCATATCGCGGATGGCGCTCTTTGAGACGTTCGCAAGCGTTGGCGACGCCCACACCTGTTTTTTGGTGCTATGCGCGGCCGAATGAAGCCGCCCCAGGTCGCGCCAGCCCGCCTCTTTGAGCGCGTGCATGATGGCCGCGCGGTAGACCTTAGGCGCGTCGATCGGCAACGCGGCCTGCACGTCGGTTTCGATCCTATACCATGCCCCGCCGATTGCCCCGACGCTGAACGGTCCCTCGCCGCGCCGGATCATATCCAGGACCGCCGATTCGGCGGAGCTCATTCCGTTCTCGATCATCGCGCGCTTGAAGTCTGTTTCCATGGGCGCGGCCGCCGGGTTGAAGCCGGACACGTCCCGCGCGTGCAGCCAGCCGGCGATATCCTCATAACCGCCGGAGGTATACCAGCGCCAGAGAGCTTCGGCGGCGTCAGGAGCCATGCGAGGCGCGTGCGACCAAGTGCAGAACCAGCGCCGATCCTGTGAGGGAAGCGTGATCGGGACAGGATCATTCGTAAACGCTAGGACAAACAGGCGATTAAGCGCCTCGTAGGGGTGGAGCCCCTTCCGGTTCACAGTGATCGTCTCGGGCGGCGCGGCGATAAGCGGCTTTAGCTTGTTGGCGAGCGCCCGGCGCTCTTTCGCCTCGGGCTCGCGGAGCTCGTTAAGGATCAGGATTTCGCTTTCGAGAGCGTAGCCCCACTGGCCAGAGAGCCCGTCCGAATCGACCAGCCCGCGATTGCGCAAGTGCTGGCCGCAAACGGACCAAATGAAGGGAGCCCAAAGCGTATCCTTGCCGCAGCCCTCGTCGCCCCCGTGCAAGATGGCGTGATTGATCTTGACGCGAGGATTCTGAACCTTGAACGCCATAGCGTCCAGGACGTGGCGGCGCTCGTCAGGATCGGGAATCAAGAGCTCCGCGTGTTCCAGCCATGGGGTTACGTCGCCAGTGCCGGCGGGCGGGCGGGCGTCCATCCACTTGTTTCCGTAGACCAGCCCATCGCGGGCGACGATGGCCGTCTCGCCCGGCGCGTAGGTAATGCCGGCGAGCGCCCGGCCGCCCGCGTCCTGGCGATGCTCGTCAAACCATATCGCCGCCTCGATACGGCGGCCGTTGTGGCGGCTGTTGCATTGGATATGCCGGAACACGGCGTTAAAGACGCCGCGAGGCATTTCCCGCCGCGTCTCGAGGTCGAAATAGGCGTCGTCTGACATGGTGTAGGCGAACCGTTCGAACCATTGCGCCCGATCCTGCCGGCCAGCCTCGCGGCGGTTCACCTGTTCGAGCACTTCGGACGCCCGGTCGGGGAAAGCCTCGGTGGGCTTTATCTTGGCAAGCGCCTCGGCCATGATCCCGGCCGTCAGGTCGTCTCGCAGCCCGTGTTCGACGCGGGGGCCGCCGTTGTCGCACACCCATTGCAGGAACGCGCGGCTGTCGAGGTCATGGCAATGCCCATGGTAGCAGCAGAAGCCCCGCGTCGAGGGGAGGTAACGCGCGCCTAGTTGGCCGTCAGAGTGCTCGGCGGCATTTGGGCATACAACGCCCACCCATCCACTGGCGTTAGCAGATTCAAGAACAAGCCCTGCATCGGACAGCCATTGCAAGACCGTATCGCCGCCCGAATCCTTGACGTGGATGGACGGCGCTTGTGCGCTTTCTTCTTCCGGCGTAACGCCCAGTGCCTCGCAGATTCCATCAAGGGTGAACTCCCTGTCTTCGTGAAATTCGACCAGCCGCGCTTCGAAGTTATTGTTGCCGGGCTTCAGATTGACCGAGCCGGGCAGCCGGACATTACGGACGGCGTTGATTGCGCCTCTATCGGTAAAGCCTGCCTTGGCTATGGCGATGATGGCGGCGCTGAACGCAGCCTTGTTGGGCTGCACACGGAAGACATAGCCCCACTGGTAGTTATTGGGGCTGGTTTCCATCTTCCACGTCGGTTCCAGAGGTGGAACCTTTGATTTGGTGCCAATGTCGTCCAGCACCATGAAGGCGACGAACTCGATGTTATCCTTGGACGCCGAGAAGTTCTTCGCCAACCGGTCTTCGATGAAGATGCCGGTGTTTATGTAATACGCGCCCTTGAGCGCCTTCTTGCCGGGTCTGAACGCGGGATAGGTATACTTGGGCGAACCGTCCAGGTGGAATTGCTGCACGCCATCCCGCGTCACGGGCTTTTGCTGCACGAAAAGCATTGTCTCGCCTTCGTCAGCGAGCCCCATAAGGAAATCAATCATTTTCCGTACCTTCCCATGACCTTTGATTTTGCTTCCAGCGGAAGCCCGTCCGCCCATGCCGGCGGCGTCGTCATCACTTCCTGAAGCTTCGCCATGCCCGCCGCGTCAGCTTCCAGCACAATTTCATCGTGAACATGCAGGACCACGCCATCAAGACGGCGCACAGCCTCACGCAGAAGGTCATGGGCGGTCGCCTGTGTGACATTCTCGCAGGCTAGCCCGTGCCACAGCTTGGCACGCGGCCAGTGCTTGGCGTCGGCGGCGGGCTTCCAGGCGGCTTTGGCATAGGTGATTTGGCCCTTCTCGAAGCGCGCATGGGGGTAGCAGAGCACCCGCCCGGACGGGAGCGCATACCAGAGGTGCTGCCCGTCGAACATATAGGTGATCCGCCCCGCCGTGAACTGCTTTCCGACGTTGTGCATGGCGCGGTTATAAGCCAGTTCCAACTCGGACCAGAACAGGGGAGCCCAAGGGTTGGCCCCCCGCCACGCCGCGACCATGCGCCGAGCCTCATGCTCGGGCAGTCGCAGCCCGTAGACGCGGCCCATGGCGGCGAAAGCGCCGACGCCGCCTCCGAAACCACAGTTGTGAACTAATCGCTCTTGTGCAGTGAAGCGATGAAGGGGTCCGCAGTTGAGCAAGTCCCATACACGCCTTTTGGTTTGCAGCTTGGCCGCGCCCACCTTTCTGCTATCTGCGCGAAGGTCAGCCCCATCGACAGAAGGTTCTTCAACGTATTGTCCGCGTAGCGAATATCGGGGTGTTTCTGCCGGAAATGATGAAAGGCCGACGTGTTGACTGTTTTCGACGTATGCCGACGGTTCTGCACTTTCGTAGACCAACGAAGATTCCCCGGCGCATACCCTTTCGCGTTGTCTATCCGGTCTAATTCCATATCCATGGATGGCGGAAGACCGATGTTCTCCAACACCCAAACATACGCCTCCAAGATTGACGAGAACTCGAACTTTATCGAGCGCCCGCCGTAAGTGGCGTAACCCGGAGAATTTGGGTTCTCGCATCGCTGTTTGGCCGCCGATAGGCGCTTGGCAATCTTCGGATATTGGAGCTTCACGCGGTGCCCTCGGTCGAACCAAAGGCAACCCGTTGGCGGCGGCCCATCCGAACTCAACCGGGTCCGCTTTCCCTTCAACCCACACGAGATGATCCGGGGTGGCGCACAGTCCGTCATGGTCAACGACGTATCTTTCGCCCTTATAGACTGGTCCATCGGTTATAACCCATTGTTCCCCATCCCAGACGAAATCGCCCGGCAACACGTCTTGTATGGGCTTATCCCCGCACAGCGTCAACACCAAAGTATCTTCTGAAAGACATGCTAATTCTTGGACCTTCCCGATTTGACGCTGATCGTCCGTGACCGAATCGTAGGTCGTGGCGAAGGTGGCGGCGGCGTTGACGATGTAGGGGTCAAGATGGTCGCGGAACTGCTGCAACTTGCTATCGCCGCGCCCCGACAGCCAAGGGTTCACCCGCCCCTCAATAGCGGACCAGTCGGATACCACGAAGGACTTGCCCTCGTCGGGTATCAGCGCCGGGCGCAGCATACCTTTGAGAACGTCGGTGACGCGCTTGCCGTAAGTCGGGACGATGGCGTGCCCCCGGACCATGGCGCGGCGGACAGCCTCGGGGTCGTCAGCGCACTTGCGCGCGAAGTTGTGGACCTGAGCGCCGTAGGACGAAGCGCGGCCTGTAGCAGCCCCTCCAGCGAACACAAAAGCCCCGCGCACACGGCCGTCGTCACCAGCCAGCCCCTCCAGCCGGGCGAACTTGGCGACGCTGGACGCCCAAATATCGTCCGCGCACTGGATAACGTCCGCGACATGCGGCTGAACATGGTTGGACCCTTCGTTGGCGAGCGCCAGCAGATTGCCGCGCACGGTCTTGTCGAGCGATAGCTTGCCTTCCTTGCCGGTCATTAACTCCTGTGCGACTTCGCTGACGTTGGCGAACACCCATTCGCGCAGGCGCGGCGAGCGGGGCTTGAGCCCACCCGTTATATCCGCGACCATCTCGGTGACTTCGCGCAATTCCTCGGCGGCGTAGCGTTGCGCAGCGCGGCAGAGGTCCAGATCGACGCGGACGCCCCGATCATTGATGCGCTCGTTGGCGTGGTAATCCGCCAGTTCTTCCTCGGTGAGCTCGCGCAGGCCGAGACTGATGGCGCGCATGGCACGCACGTCCTGGGCGCAATACTCAAACAATTCGGGCAGTAGATCGGTCTTGAACGGCGGGATGCAGCATTGCCGGACAAGATACGCTCCCCGATGGTCCTTGCGCATGGACGCGCCAGCGAAGCGCCCGACATCCTCAAGGCTGCCCGGCGCGCAGTTGGAGCGCGCTTGCGCCGCCGTGCAATAGAACTGCTCCAGCGGAATGTCCTGCTTCAGGACGTGCCGCAGGATGAGCCGCTCGAAGGCGGCGTTATGCGCCCGAATCTGCGACGTGAACGCCGGCAGGGCCTCGCCGGGCGTCCAGACGCGCACGTCGCCGTCGTCAATGGCGTAGGCCATACAAAGAACCCGCGTGGACGGGTGCCTTGCATAGTTGTAGACGCCAGCGGTCTTCAGGTCGCACTCCGAAGCCGTCTCGAAGTCTATCCAGATGGTCATTCGGATAACAGGTTGATGGCGGACCACGACTCGTAACGAACTTGTCCGTCGCCCTCGTAGAACGGCCCGGCCAGCCCCTCGAAGATCGGGCACGCCGGAGCGCCGGGGAAACTCATGTGCCCGCGCACCGGCAGATCAATATACTCAACGTCCGCGACCGGGACCGCTATGTCGCAAGTGACAATGATGGCTTTCATTCAACCCTCCCAGAAGGAAACGGGGGCCGAAGCCCCCGCTCATTAGCCCCGACGACGACGCGCCGGCGTTTCCTCGACAGGCGCGGCGTCGTCGCCGTCGAGGCTGATCCACTCCTGAACTTCGAAGACGGGCGTGTAGACCCGTCCGTAGGCTTTGTGCTGATAGTAATCGCTCGTCAGGTTGACGACGGGAACCGGATGCGTTTGATCCTTGTCAAGCTGATCCGCGACTTGCATCGCCAGCGCGTGCATGGCCTTACGACCGCCGACCGACGTAACCGTATAGCGCGCTTCCATGCCGTTGTCGTCACCTTCAATGCACTTCACGAACATGCCGATCTGCGTCTCCCAGCCGCGTTTCGCCTGCGGCGGCGCAACGTCAACCTCCGGCAACGGCTCGGTGATCGAAACCATCTTTTCCGCCGCAACTTCGCCTTCACCCCAGGCGATATAGCCGTGAACGAACGAGAAGGGATTGACGGCCCAGAGGCTGTCGCGGTCCACTTCGGTCTGATCCGCGCCGTAGACCCAATGGCCGGAACGGTCCATCTTGAGAATGATCTGACCACTGCCGCCCGCGACGGCTTCGGTGTTCCTACGGAGCGCGGCGGAAAGATCAGAGGCGGCGGGAAGGTTGGCGTTACCGAATTTCACGATGTTCATTACTTTACCTTAAGTTTAGAGAAGGCGCGGCGGATGTCCGCACCTATTGTGATCGCCGCCGGCCGGGGATCACTCTCCGGCGCGATGGTGTCACCCGATGAGACCGAGACGATGAGCCCTTCCGGCATGGCGGTCTTGTGCTTTTTCAGCACCTTCTCGACCTGTGCCGGAGACTTCATCTCGGTCAATTCCTGCGACGGGACCAGCTGCGCGAGGGCGTCAAGCGCCTCGGCTTCATTGGCCCATTGCCGTGTGGCGCGCTTCGGGACGAGCTTGTAGCCCGGCACTTGCACGCCGTTTTTGAGCATGGTCTGCGCGACTTCGCGGACCTCTTTGATCCAGGACTCCAGCAGAGTGGAAACCTCTAGGCTAGCCGCAATCGCCTCGGCGTCAAGCCCCTTTATCTGCGTCCGCTGCGCCCGTTCGACCTCGCCCGTGAGCGCCGGACAGACCGGCTTGGCGGCACAGAAGCGGCAATGCGACCCGTGATTGATCGGCGCGTCGGGGAGGAAAGACGCCTCGACCGCGCTCGCCAGCGTGCGCTCAAACGCCACGATGCGACCGGGCGTCGTCACCCAGCGGCGCACGAACGGCGGCTGGACGATGACGATTTCAATCTCCGTGATACCCTCAAACGCCCAGCGCAATTCCGGCGTCCGCATTCCGGCGGCGGTGTAGAACATGCCCTGTTCGTTTTCTTCGGCCTCGACCGTGACGCCATCTCCGAATTTCCAGTCGAGAACGATGGCGCGATTGCGGATGCGGCCGACAAGATCGCAACTGCCAAAGACCCCGGCGAGGAACCCGCCGAAATGCACGCGCTGTTCGGTGACGAACTCCATCTGGTTATCGGGGTCAATCTCGTTGAGCGACGCCAGCGCAAACTTGATTTTCTCAAGATGCGCGTCAGACAGCGCCGCCTCGTCCAGCGCGTCGCCGCACAGAACGCGGTGCATGACATCATGCAGCATCGTCCCGTCTTCGGCGTAGGACGATGAGGGTTTGGGCGGCACCGTATCAATGAGGCGGCGGCTGCCCGGACAGGCGATGAGCCGTTTGGCGGACGAACCGCCGACAATCGTTGAGTGGTTCATGGACTCTACCTTTCTTGTGATTCGCATATTGACACATCAATGAATGTTGAGCAAGAGTGCCCGCATGGAAAAAGACTACGAACGATATTTGGTCAAGACCGTCGAAGCTCTCGGCGGTATGGCCTTTAAATTCACGTCGTTATCGAACCGGGGCGTCAGTGACCGAATCGTGTGCCTGCCGGACGGCAGCACTTGGTTCATCGAACTGAAGACCGAGACGGGGCGACTGTCGGCGCTTCAGAAGGTGTTCGCGCAGGACATGGCGCGGCTCAACCAGAAATATGCGTGCCTCAACTCCAAGGAAGCCATAGACCGATGGGCTTGCGACCTTACCAAGAACTAGCCGCCGACTTCCTGTTTGAACATGATCGCGCGATGATCCTCGCCCCTGTCGGGGCGGGCAAGACCGCGATTACGCTCACCGCCATGCAGGACATGACGCAACGAGGGCTGGTGCGGCGCTGGCTGGTACTCGCGCCCAAGCGCGTGGCGGCGACCGTCTGGCCGGTCGAACAGCCAAAGTGGGCTCCGGCGCTATCGCTGTCGGTTGCCGTCGGGACGCCCGTGCAGCGCCGCGCGGCTTTCATGGCTGAGACGGATGTTGTCGTCACCAACTACGACAACATTCATTCCATCGAAGGCGACTTCGACGGCATTGTCTTTGACGAACTGACGCGGCTCAAGAACCCGTCCGGCAAACGGTTCAAGCATCTGCTCAAGATGCTGGACGGCATAAAGGTCCGATGGGGTCTTACCGGGTCGTTCACGTCGAACGGCCTGGAAGACGTGTTCGGGCAATGCAAGGTGATCGACCAGCGCCTCTTGGGCCGTTCCAAGGGCGCGTTCATGCAGCAATACTTCTACTGCGTCCATCGAGAGTTTGGCGTTTGGGAGCCGCTGCCGGGCGCGCTGCCGCGCGTCATGGAAACGATTCGCCCCGCGACGTTCGTTCTGGAGCCGGGCGAATATAAGGACAAGCTGCCGGAGCTTCACACGGTCGAAATGCGTTGCGACATGGACCTTACGCCGTATGAGACCATGAAGAAGATATTCGTTCTGGAACTTGGCGAGACGATCACCGCGCCGACGGCAGCGGCGGTGACGGCCAAACTGCAACAACTCGCCGGGGGTTTCATCTACGGCCCCTCGGGCGCGGAATGGCTGTCGCATCATAAGTACGAAGTGCTGGACGACATTCTCTCGGAGAACCAGCACGCCAACACCATCATCGTCTACAACTACAAGGAGGAACTGGCGGAACTCCAGCGCCGGCATCCGAAAGCGCGGGCGGTGGATGTCGAGGCGTGGAACGCCGGCAAGATCGAGATGATGCTGCTCCACCCCAAGAGCGCGGGCCACGGGCTCAATTTGCAAATGGGCGGCTGCCACATGATTTTCCTGTCGCTGCCGTGGTCGCTGGAGCTCTACGAGCAGACCATTGGCCGGCTGCACCGCTCCGGTCAGACGCGCGACGTGTGGGTCTACAACATCGTCTGTAATAAAACTATTGACGAGCAAATCCTGCGCGCATTAAAAGATAAAAGATCATTAGCGGAGATTGCGTTGGATGAACTATCGAGAACTGCATGAGGTCATAATGACCCTGACAGAAGACCAGGTGCTGGAAATGCTCGAAGACGAGCAGCGCAACCAGCGCCGTAAGACCTTTCTGGTGCGCCTGCACCAGAGATACAGCGCCCTGCGCGCACAACGGGAGAGGGAAGAACTTGAACATTCAGCAGATTCTTAACGAGCGCGGCACGACGCATGGCGACTTTGCCGAGAACGCCAGCATCTCGCAGAACCTCAAAGCGGTGGTGCGTAGCAGCGCCAACTGGCGCGAGGGGCGCATGTCCGCGTCGCAGATGGAGTCGATCGACATGATCCTCCACAAGATCGGACGGATCGCGGCTGGCGACCCCTACTTCGCGGATCATTGGGTAGACATCTCGGGCTACGCAACGCTCGCCGCACGCGAAGCCGAATAGGGAGTTCGCCAATGACCTGGAGCGAATATCTCATGGGGTTTGCAAAGCACGCAGCCACCAAGAGCAAGGACGGAACCAAGGTCGGCGCGGTCCTTGTGCGCGACAGGACGGTCTTGTGCGCGGGCTTCAACGGCCCGCCGCGAGGCGTCAAGGACACGGCGGACAGATTCATTCGCCCGCGCAAATATCTCTTTGCGGCGCACGCCGAGACGAACGCCTTGGCGACCGCGCTGCGCAACGGCATGAGCGCGGAGGGCTGCGCTCTCTATGTGACGCACATGCCGTGCGCCAACTGCGCGAAGCTCATCATCCAGAGCGGCGTCAAGCACGTCGTCTACGGCGATGGCGCGACGAGTATGCCGGCAGAGGAATTTGAGGCGGCGAAAGAGATGTTCCAGGAAGCGGGCGTGACCGCGTTTCACCTAAAGGAGACGGCATGAGCTTAAGAGCCTATGACATCGTTGCGGAGGTTGCCAAAGACGCTGGGCTGGAGCCTGCGGATTTGCTTCGCTCCAACCGCAACCACCGCCGCACGGTAGCGCGCGACGCGGCGCTGCGGCGCATTAGAGAAGAGACGAAGATGTCCTTGCCGGAGATGGGCAGGATGTTCGGGCTTACGCAATCGAGCGTCTGGACGGCGCTGCGCGCCGAGCACCGCGACAAGGTTGCGGACCCGGAGGGTGCGATACGCGAGATGTGGGGCAAGCACACGATTCAGGAGATTGCGACCGCCATCGGCCGCACGCCTGAGACCGTGCGCAAGAAGGCGCTGGCGATGAAGCTGGGCAGGGCGTTCCGCCGCGTGCGGCTTGTAACCGACGGCCACCGCGCATTCACGCCGCGCTGCGGTGAGGTCTTGCGCCAGCATGGAGTGCCACTGTGAAACAGGGAATGATCGACTGGACAAAGCCCGTGCAGACCCGCGACGGGCGCAAAGTGCGAGTGCTTTGCACGGACGCTAATAACGGCGAATATCCTGTGATTGCCTTGGTTGCACATGAAAGTAGGGATACTGTGGTGTCTTACCGCACAAATGGCGGTTCTTGCATTGGAAGAACATCGGCAGTCGACGCCATCAACGTCCCCGAACAAGTGCACCGCTGGATCAATGTCTGTAGCGACGGGCACTCTTTGTGGACCTCACGCGCTCTGGCCGATGAGTATTGCACATCGAAGCGCATCGGCGTGATCGAGCTTGTGGTCGAGGGTGACCGGATCGTGTCCTGCAATTTTGAGAACACCCCAAGGGAGGATTGCAAATGACTCACGATGAATTGGTCGAGGCTGTCGCGCGGGCGCTTTGCCGATCAGATATTATCGGGGACGAAGGATACGTAAATGCGGAGTGGGTCAATTGGGAGGCAAACGCCCGCGCCGCCATCGACGTTGTGGTCGAGGAATGCGCGAAGATACCAGAAAACAACTCGCGGGTCTGCACATACACGATGGCTAATGTGCTTCTGTCGCAAGCCGCAGCCATTCGCGCGCTGAAACAGGGAGACGTTAAATGACAAATGACGAATTGATCGAGACTGTCGCGCAGGCGATCTGCTGTGAAAGCCGTCCGTGCGAAGCGCGGTGTAACGCTGAATGCAACAAGCGATTTTTCATTGACGCTGCCAGAGCCGCCATCGACGTTGTTGCCGAGGAATGCGCAAAAGCAGGAGTGGCAGCCGTAAACTCATGCAGGGAAGACGGCGAAAGTGATATGCGGGCTGCGCGCTCTCGCGTCGAACAACGCATCCGCGCACTGAAACAGGGAGACGGGGAATGATCTGCACAACACTTAACCGCATACGCCCACACAGTCCACGCGAGGTTGGGTGGCGCAAACTGCTCGCCGGTCTCGGCAAAACAGCACCGGACGACGAGCCGCTCCCCTATGCGAGGATTGTCGAAATCAATGGGCTGCAAGACGCTCTGTGGGCGTGCCGCGCCGAGCCTCAATACGCGAAAGAGTGGCGGCTGTTCGCTGTGTGGTGTGCTCGGGAGACGCTGCGATACACCGACGACTGGCGTGCTGTCGCCGCTGTGCAAATCGCGGAGTGTGACGCGCACGGGATGGCGTCTGATGCCGAGCGGGCTGCTTCATGGGATGCTGCGTTGGCTGCTTCATGGGATGCCGAGCGGGCTGCTTCATGGGATGCTGCGTTGGCTGCTGCGTTGGCTGCTGCATGGGCTGCTGCGGAGGATGCTGCATGGGCTGCTGTGCGGGCTGCTGCGTGGGCTGCTACTACATGTGCTGCTGCGGAGGATGCTACGGATGCGGCTGCGCGGGATGCTGCGTGGGCTGCTGCGCGGGAGGCGCAGATGGAGAGGTTCTTGCAAGTTGTCGGGCAGAAGGAGACGGGGAGTGAGTGAAGACATTGTGGAGCGGCTGCGCGTAAAGGCAGACATAATTCAACTCGGTGAAAGCATAGCATGGGGGGAGCGACAGCGACATTATGCGCGAAGCCGCCGACGAAATCGAAAAGCTGCGCAAGGAGCGCGATGAGTGGGTCGGAAAATGCAGGGTGGCGGTGTGGGCGGATAGCGAAGAACTGAAGCATGAAGCAGCCCGCGCCGCCGCCGCCATCGCCCGCGCGGAAAGAGCAGAAGCAGAAGTGAAGCGGCTGCAGGAGTATTACATCGACGTAATGACCGGCAGGCGGCTTCAACGTCTCAGCGCGCTGCTTGATGAGGCGCG